TCGGTCGTTCCATCTACTATCAAAGATACTTTTCCTCCAGCACCATCACCCAAAATAGGAACACCAAAATATTCACCAGCCTCATATTCTGTTCCTGGTTCCACTATTTCAACTCTTTCAATTTTTCTGCTCGATTCAATATCCGAAATTAATGGTAGTTTTTTATAAAAACCTCCACCATTAACTAATTTAATTTTTGCAATTGGACCTACAGTTTTTGTTGATGTTGTTGAATAATAAGATGTCAAAACATTTGCTGTTTTTTCTGGTTCAAATGGTATAATAAATTTAAATTTATTTGGACCTTGAGTAATACTTCCTCCATCTAAATCAGTAACTGTATATGTTCCGATATATGGACTTGTAATTACATCAATATAAGAAGAGGTATTTACGGGTCCATCTTCACCTAAGTTTGATGGATCTGCGTAGTATGTAATGTTAGAAGCATCTTCTGTTATTTTAAATGATATGAATGGAGAGTTTCCTGGTTCATCAAATCCTGGTGTTCCCTTTCGAGTAATATTTTTGAATGTATATTCAATTTTATATAAATTATCTCTATAGAAAGACAAATAATGACCCTGCATACTAGTATGAGCAGTATCAAATGTATATTGTTGTCCGTAAATAAATTTGAATATTGGATTTTTTACAAATATCTTTAAAGTTGAACTTCCTAAAGATGATGTTGGCACATCTCTAAGTTTCAATAAAAATTCTTTTTTCGAAATAATTGAATAAATATCAAAAGTTCCGATCAAAGGACTATATGTTGGATTAGTGGATGCAAATACAACATTCTCATTTGTTAAATAATGGGAAGTTGTAGATCTAATGAACATCAATTCTGTATTTAAAATCGTCGTCAAGGTTAATACTTTAGTTAAATTTGTAACCAAGCTAATTTGAGTAACTGCTGTTAATCCAGTTATGACTGCAAGAGTTTTTGTCTGGTTAAATGATATTTGATTGCTGTTAATTGTAACTACTGATCCCACAACATACGTAGATCCAGATAAAGTAGCATCTATTCTAATTAGATAATCATCATCCGAATAATCTTTGAATTTTGCTGATACCGATCCTGGAATATTAAACTCAAATGTTCCTGGAGTAGTTGCATTAACATTTGCGAATGTATATGCTTTAATTTCATTAATAAAAAAATCTGATGCTTCCAAAGAACCTGTGTTTAATAAAAAAGTACCAGTAATATCACCAACAGAAATGGTATTATTAACTAAATCTTTCTCCAAAATTCTTGCTACGGCAACAGTGGCACCCAAAGAATTTTTTTGTTTTATAATAGTATTGGTATTAAAATCAAAACTTTGATTAATCGTTAATTTCTTAACATTATCTGCCTTTTCAACATTAAAATAATTGAAAAAGAATTTATTTAATACTGTACTACTAACTTTTACCTTAGATGCACCAACAGCTGGGATGGTAGCAGTTCTACTAGACCACAAATCATAATAGTTTGTAATAGTTGCGTAATTAATACCCAATCCCGAAGAAACGATATTGAAATCTAAAATTTGGAATCCCTCAGAACCAAGAATATAATCTGTTTGGATAGTTGCAACATCTTGTTCGGAAGATGTCAAACTATAAGAAGATCTATTTAAAATTATATTATTATTTGGTAATGTTATATTACCCGTTCTTACAGTATCTAGATTATTATCTGTTTTAAATACAAATCCATTTGGAGTGCTATAATTGACTATACCATGAGCAGTAGATGGTAAAACACCAGAAGTATTATAGTTGCTTAGACGTAACTCATCCACTCTCATAGGATTAGAAAAAGAACCGGTGGTGCTTCCAAAATCAATTTGAGTTGGATTAATATTGGTAGAACTTGTAACCTGTAAATATTGAGTGCCGTTAACATATACCGTATAAGTTGCAATTGTATTAGCAAATGATTTTGTTAGTGCAATATGCGTATATCCAGCATTCATTAATGTAGTGACATCAGTTTGAGTACTCGAAGATGGAGCAGAGCCATTTATTTGTGCTCTAATTTTTCCGTAGTTTGCTCCAGTTGTACTATTGATTTCAATAATTAAAGTGTCGGTATCACTAGTAATATTGATCAAATGTGGATCTTTTGTAGTAGTTGTTGAAGTATATTTGAACCAACCCTCTAAAGTCCAAGATGAAGAAGTGATAGTTGTAGTACCACTCATTTTAGCGCTAAGTGGAATATCATATGCATTAGTGCCGTATTTTGGATCTGTAACTATAGTTACAGATCCAACAGTAACTAAACTAGAAACTCTTCCAGTTGCATCATTATAAGATGATTCAGCATTAAATAAAAACTGAGTTCTATTTTCATATAACTGTCCGATAATGATTGGATCTCCAGAACTGTCCGAACACACTGAAGATATTTCATATCCTTTCTCATATAATTTTGTAGTTGCGGGCCCAGCGATCTTAGATGAATTTTTTATTGATCCATCAAAATTAAATTTAATGATACCTATTGTTTTAACTGAATCTGAATTTATATAAGTGTATCCTGCTGTTATTTCTCCAAAAACATCTATAGAACATTTTGCCGGCACGATGGAGAAATTACCAGTATCAATTGTATTAAATTTACTTTTTAGTATATCTCCAGTATTGTCCAGTCTCATAAAATGTAATATCTTTCTATCACCTGTTGCAATTACTTCTGCACAGGAAGTAATGTAAATTTGATCATATTCATCAATAATTGCTGAAACGTCTGTAAATTTATAACCACTATAAGAATATCTTTTAGTCCATTCAACTAATAACCTATTTCCAGACATGTATAGTTTGCAAACTAGAATATCTGTGTCTGAAGTTGTACCAATTAAATATACAATATTTTTACTATCAATTAATACATTATTAATTTTTTCACTTTGATTAACAGATGTAATTTTTCTTTTGGTTATGACATCACCATCAGAATTTAATAAAATTAAAAATCCATCATAGATACTAACTGTATTAGTATTTGTATAACCAGCAACAAGAATATTATCTCCCATACATGATATAGAAGTAACAATATCTGATCTTGTGATACCACTAATACCTGCCAGTTCTTTTTGCCAGGTTAAAGTTGCTTCTGATCCAGTAACATTCTCCGTATAACGTGCAATTAAAACATCCGGATTGTATGCTGCGTTCAAAGATGGGTTTGGTTTAGTTCTACCAACAACATATACTTTTGATTCCTTCTTACAAACAGCAACGAATTCACAGTAATTATTTGGTGTTGCTAGCGATGTTGATGATAAAGATTTTGTATAATAAACTGTACCGTCAGTACTTAATTTTTGAATTACCCCAATAGTATTTAAATCGGAATTTTGAGAATAACCAACTGCATAAATTGATTTGTCGGTATGTACATAACCACCTAAAAACTTAACGTTATTTGCAGGAGAATACTGTTGAGTAAAGAAATAATCTGCTCGCCTATCTATTTGTGGATGACTTATCCTAATGATAGGATTTTCCTCATATCCAAGTCCTGAGTTAATAATTTCAAATTTTTCAATAGTACCATTTGACGTTACAATTGGTTTTATACTTGCAAATTGACCACTATCTGATTCAATTTGAACCGTTGGTCCGGTATCTGTAGAATATCCCGTTCCAATACTATCTATTGTTAATTTTTCAATGCCAGATAATGATTCGACTAAAATGGTCTTGCTACTTGGCTCCATTTGTGGAGTTGTACCTATGATTACTTTGTCACCAACCAAAAGATTATGGGGTTCTGAAGTAGTTACAACTGCTTTGAACTGATCTCCTATAGAGTCGTATTCATATGTATATGCAGTAATAGTTTTACCTTGAATTTCCGAAATACGTGCTGAAGCACCATAACCAGAGGTTCCAGTGTCATCAAATACTAATCTGTCATTAACTTGATAGTTATCACCTGTATTTTCAATAAAGAAATCGGTTAGTTTAGCATCTTCAAATTTAGTTGTTGTTTCAACTTCAATATCAACTTTTGATGATATTTCAATTTTTGGAAAATAGTCAAAAATTTCTAATTTTTGCTCTTCAAAAATAATATTTGGGTCATCTATCTCATCTTGTGTTATAATACCATCTTTATTTTCATCTTCAATTTCAAATGCAAGAAAATCTCCGTTTTCTAATGTTAATGCATTTGTAGATTCATTTGGTACTCTTTCAACATCAATATCGACATTTTCAAATGGAGTTCTATAACGAACTACACCTGTTGGAATATTTGATTGTGTTGCAAATTGATTTAAATTCCAAGTTTCAGGATCGGAATAATAAGATGGACCTATCGCATATGGGAATTTAGCCGCGCCCGCAGAATCTATTGTAATAAAATATGCATATATGCCATTTGGAAATTCTGGAGTCTTGCAAAATCTACCATTATATTCGTCCAAATAAACAGCCAAACTATTAAAAGTATATTGATAATCTTCTATAAATGAACCTGCTGGATATTGGGATAATAATGGTCCTTCAATTCTAACTGGGAAGGGATTAGTATTTTCATTATAAACTAAATTAGTTTTTAAGACATAACTACTTTGAATAGGGACAATACTACTGGATAGCAAAGTTGGATCCTGCAATCCATATGGTCCGTAAATTGGATTACCATCAAAAGCCCAACCGATTATGGGGGAGTGTTTAATAATAGTATTTTCTACTAATTCACCATCATCTGAAATAATTAAACTATCACCTAAAACATATCTCATTCGTTTTGGGTTACCAATATGAGCATATTCTCCACCAAATTGATTATTAAATCCTTCAAAAACTGAACCTTCAGCACTATCAAAAACAACTTGTGTTTTTAGGTTAAAAGTCCATTCGAAAATTTCAGATTTAAATTCTGCTCCTTCTCCAATTGATTCTAATCTAATTTGAGTTGTGCCTGAATTATATCCAATACCTTTGTTTATAATTGTAATTGATGTTACTCTCCCTAGTTCAGATCCTTCAGTTGAAATAGTTGCCTTTGCAATTGCTCCATACCCATCTCCAGTAATCGTTACTTTAGGTGCAGTTGTATAACCAAATCCAGCAGAAATAATAGCAACAGAAATAATTCTTCCGTTGCTGACATATGCTTGGGCAGCTGCCCCCTCACCACTGCTAATTTTTATGTCTGGATTTGAGGTGTAACTTGATCCTGAGTTTGTTACTTTAATTTCTTGTATTGGTCCTCTAACAACTGCTTTAGCTAAAGCGCCAGCACCTCCACCGCCTGTAATTGCAACAATTGGTTCTGATATATAACCTTGACCAGCAGTATTTACCAAAATTTTTGTAACAATTCCATTAGTTATAATTGCTGTTCCTGTAGCACCAACACCAGTTTCTCCATATACCGAGACCAATGGAGACTCTGTATATCCACTTCCTCCAGAAATAACTTCATAATCTACAACAGATCCATTTACAACAACAACTCCTTCTGCTCCAGATCCTCCACCACCAGTAAATGTAGCAATTGGTGGGATCGCAGCATCATAATTTTTACCCGAATTTAAAATTTTTACATTTGTTACTGGTCCAAAGGGATAGGTTGTTTCTGATTTATAATTCCATAAACTAACACCATTAACCAAACTACCTATTGGTCCTGGATATGTTTCGGTTTTAACTGAAATTGTATTTGGTATTCTTGGAAATTTATATAATTTTCTTTGATTTCCTGGTAAAAGTGCTGTTCCCAAGAAAGGACCAATTTTATAATTAGGAATTCCAGATGCAGCAATATAAATGTGAGTATTATTCAAGAAAGAATTTTGAATATTTGATGGAAATTTGCTAATAGCAGTGTTAATCGATGTTGAATCACTTTTACCTGTGTTTAAGTCGATTGACAATAAAATATTTCCTTGGGCATTTTGGATAGCTGGTTGAGGAAGAGCATATTTAAATACCGTTGCACTTTCTCTACTAATTACTAAAAATTTACCGTTATAAACAATTGGATTGCCTCCATAAATTGTAAATTGATCTCCAACTAATAAACCATGAGATTCAGTACAGGTAACTGTGGCAGTTTGATTGTTTAAACCACCATATGTAATTGTAGTGACCTTAAGTAATTTTTTAACATTATACAACCAACTCGTGACTAATTGAGATTCATCAGTGGTCCCAAGTTTTGAAATTGTTAATTTATCACCACTCAAATAATACTGTCCATTATCAAGAAGGGTGGTTTTATTAGCATCAACAATTCCAAAAATGCTCAATACTACTTCTTTAGAAGTTCCTTTATTAGCATAGACATAAAAATTAGATGTTACTGTGGAACCTGCATCCCACTGTTGTGCAACAGTATCATTAATACCTCTTGTACATTCAATAAATTGTGTAAGAGTTTTTTCTTTATATCTAATAGTTTCTGAACTAATAACAAGTTCCCCATTTCTTTCTGGCCAACCAATAGTGGAATCTACATTAATAATTAAATCTTCAGATTCAAGTCCTTCAACTAATTTTGTTGCATATGGAATAATAAAATAACCATCCAGACTTTCTTCCGATATAATTAATTCATATACATCATAATTTTCTGTTTGTATAGCAATATAATTTTCAATTAAAGCTCTTGCATACCCAATATTAGAATCAATACTATCTTCGAATTGTTCTAACAAAGAATCTACAAGATTTTCAGGATCTCCTGATATCAATTGACATCTAATAACAGTATCAACAGACCAACTTGATGCAGATGGTTTTATAATCTGGTCTTTTGGATAAGTTACATCAATATTAGTTCCATAAAGCAACTTAAACAAATAGGATATTGAAAAAACTGTGCCTTTGGAAGCATAAAAATCTTTAATACTTGAAAGTACATTTTTAATATCAATACTAGACAAATCTGGAGTTGATAATCCAGGAAGATGTTGATTTATTATTTTTTCTAGTATTTTTTTCAAAAACAATCCATCTAAACTAATAACTTTACTTCCATTTACATGTTGGGCAGCAACTGATGAAGTTTCGTCCTTAAAAATTATATTATTATCTGTATCGTAATCTACAACACCACTTACTCCTCTAGAGCAATGTACAAATTCTGATTTTTGATATCCTGTTCCTGCACTAATAATATTATATCCTGTTACCTCATCTTCTCCAATTGTTGCCGAAGCTTTGGCACCCTCTGCAGTCGAGATATAAATTTTAGGTGGATATTGTTTTGAATATCCTTCGCCAAAATTTGTGATATTAATATCAATAATTTCTCCATTAAAAATAGATGCCTGAGCCGTAGCACCAGTACCTCCAGAAAAAATACCTAAATTATCTTTTCTATCATCAACAATATAAACACTAGGAACATTAGTGTATCCAAATCCACCACTTAATAACTCAATACCAATAACACGTCCAAAGTCATCAACTTGAACATCTAAGATTTGAGCTCCCGTTGGTTGTATCACTTTAACTCTTGGTGTAACAGTATATCCTCTACCAGGAACTGTAATATTTACACTAATCAATTTACCATCATTGTTTAATACGCCTTTAGCGATTGCTTGAATTCCATTTTCTTCCTTCGGCGGATCAATATAAATTTCTGGAGGTACGGTATATCCAAATCCACCAGAAATAACTTGGATACTACTAACTCCATTATTTTGATTGAGAAGGACATTACCTACAACTGCTCCAGTAGGATTGATAAACTGTATTCTAGGAACAAAATCATAACCACTTCCACTATTTTCAAGCGTTATTGATTCTATATGACCGTCATCATTTACTGCAGCAGATGCAGTTGCAGAAAACGATCCCTCTAAAGTTGGAGCAGTGATAATAACAGCTGGAGGATTTACTTTGGAATATCCTTTACCACCATCTAACAGAGTGATATTATTGACACCACCAACTAAAGCTTTTGCAGTTGCATATTGACCGTCTGAGCTACTAATTATAACTTTAGGTGCATTATTTAAAGTATAACCACTACCCCCAAAAATAGATAAAATTTTAGTTATTTGACCATCATCATTTACAACAGAGTATGCTTTTGCTCCAGAACCTATAGATAAAATTGGAGCATTAATATATTGTACAAATATTTGATTTTGTGGGCTGGCATTAAATATAATATAATTTTCAAAAATTGAAAAGTCTTGATATGGTATTAATAATTTTCCATCTGCAATTGCTATAACAAGAGTATCAGCAGATGGGTAATATGAAGTATTATTTACTCTTAATGGCCAAATACTTTTTGGTGTCGTTGTGGGAACCATCGAATCCATAATATCAATTTCGGAATTGCTATATCCTTTCAAATATAAAATTGATATTGAATCTAAATTATCAGATAAACTTATATTATCAAATGTTCTTGGTGCTGTAGTAAATTCTATCTGAGATCCAACAATTCTATAATCAATTATGGGTCTTAAAGTTACTCCATATATAGTAACAATCAAATGACTTTCTGATTCTGGAAAAATAGGAATATCATTAAATCTTAAAGGAAATGATTTTGTAATACCATTAAATAATTCATACGGATTAAAAAGTTCTATAATTTTTTTTCGAAATTCTTCATACGATATTCCAGATCCCAAAATTATATTTGGAGATTTTTTTAATGATTCATAGTATATTACTTCATTATTAATTAAAAGTGTTCCGTCTTGAGAAACAAATCCTTCTGTACTTTGAACTGGAATATTTGTTTCCGTATCACTAATTGATTCAATCAAATTACTAAAAGAATCTATGATTGACAAATCATAGACTGATAGATTTAAATAATCTAACAGATTATTAATAATACCTATAGAACCACCATTTTTTTCCTGTGATTTATAATATTCTACTAAAAATGACTCGAACAATGAGCTATTTTCTTTAATAAAATCAGGAAGTTGATTTAAAATCGAAAGTGATACTGATGCTTTCTGCATTTTTACTATCTCTCTATAGTATTATTTAACAACATTAAACAAAACAACTTAGAGCAGCTGAATCTACTGCAACTGGACTTGTAAATGTAAATAAATCTGGAGACGCGACTAATCCATCTGGTATTCCAGTAGATCCTCCAACAGCAGAATCTGGAATATTGGGTCCAATAGTAATATTAGGCACACTCAAGGATAAAATTGCTCCTGAAGGTACAGTTATAGAATTTGGGTTTAGCGGGTTGATAGAAACAACAATAATTGATGGAATAGTTGATGTTGAGCTCGAATCTGATGTATCTGAATCTACCTGAACATTACCATCAGCATCTCCTTGAACAGGGGAGGAGTCGTTAATTGATTTTAAAGGTTTTTCAAATAATGGCCCTACAATTACTTTTCCCGTAGTGCAATCATATGTACCTGCATTTTTATTAGTTATTACAAATTTATTATTCTCAGTATAATAAGAAATTAAATTACCATTACCATCATCTCTTAAATATTGAGCTTCAGAAATACCAGGTGTGTAAAATCTTGATGATCGTACTGTAAATCCAGCAGCAGAGTCGCAGGAACAATTTAAAGCTACTCCAAAATCTAAATTCCATTTTTTTGGAGAACCTAAAATGTCATACTCAATTGTTTTGTATGGAGTAATTGCAAATTGAACATCATTAATATTTTCATCTGCGTTTAATATTATTTTTTCTAATTGCGATAAAGATAAAGTTTTACCAAAATTTCCAAGATCCTGCTCATTACCAAATTGCTGAATAGCAGATTGAACTTTATTTTGGATATCTACAGATGTATTTGATGATAACGTACTTTCAGATAGAACACTTTTGAAAGTATTTGCAGCAATGAAAACACCTAAACTCAAGTAGTATTCATCTGGATCTACAATTATGGTTTCTATAGATGCCATGGCATAAGGTTTTAATTTTGAAATTAATTCCTTTTTCGTTAAATTATTTAATTTTGTCCCCGTACTAGTTTTAATTGCTACAATTACTTTTCCATAAACAGGAGGACTTAATAATTCACCGCCAAATACATTTACATATTTTGCATTTGGATATATATTTCTAATGATTGCCTCATAATCTTTAGACGTAACAGCTCTATTTTGTGTAGCGTAGTATTTTGGAGCATTAAATTTTATAGATCTAATACTTTCTGGTTCATCACCAAGTTGAGATTTATCATTTACTGTTAGATCAACAGTTAATGATTCACTGCCATTAGAATCTTGAATAATTCCGATATATGACATTGAATGTATATTATTTGCTAAACGAGTATTTGTTTTTAAATATTCAATATAAATTACCTCATTATCAACTAATTTTCTTCCTATAATTCCATCTCCAAAGGATACTTCATACCTTCTATCATTAGTTTCATTTAAAAAATAAATTTTATCATTCGACTCAACAGTTGTTATGTTTTTTACTAGATTATATCTATCATATTGCGTAGACTGTACATTTGGACGAACATAAACTCTAATCGTATCAGTATCAACACTATCATTTGGAACAATAAATGATTGATTAATTGTACTATCTACAATATATTGATATGAAAGTAAATTTCCCTCATAGATTATAAACGGTCCAAAACTAACTAATCCTGTTGATTTATTAACAGGAGATGTAATGTCATCTAATGTAACAAATGTATATGACCTTCCGTTTAAAGTTCCTGTTGTAATATCTCCTTTTTTAACTGTAGCGGTAGTTGGAAAAGTTCCATCGATCGATAATGCTGTTTGTGCAGTCAATGTAATACAAGCTTTAGCAGCAGTAGCAGATTTTGGAGTGTAGTTTAGGTAACGTGCAAGTGAAACTACATTATCTCTAATTGACGCTGTATCTAAGAAAATTTCATTCAATGCCATATTTGCATTGAATGCACTATAATAAGTATTGTATGCTAAAACATCAATTAGGTATGATAGAGTTGATCCAGTGAAGTCATAGTCAGTAAATTCTCTACGAGTTCTTAGGTATGACTTAATAGATTCTCTAATTTGATCAAAATCTAAACTAACTAAATTTGTTGGTTTCATGAGTCGGATGGCCTTTCTAGAATAAACTGGTTTTGTATAATTTTAGGTTCACCAATAATTCTATAAGTCACTACTACAACTGCAGCATCTTCATTATCTAAAACACCTACTGAAACTTCTTGAACCTCAACTCTTGGCTCATAATTGTTAATAGTTCTTAAAATTTTATCTTGAAGTTCCATACCACTGAAAACGTCCAGTGGTTCAAATAACATATTATAAACATCAGATCCTATAGTTGGTTGCATTAATCTTTCTCCAAAACGTGTTTGGACCAAGTTTTTTATAGATTGTGTAATTGCAATTTCATTTCTAACAGGATAAATGTCTCTTGTAATCGGATTACTCCTAAAGTCAATATTTATATCTGAATAGGATCTAATATATCTAGTTTCTTCTGAAGACCTTAGTGGCATTAGAATAATCTATAGTATCTATCGATTATTTATACTAATTAATGCCATCTTTCTACATAGTCATCAAATCCGCCTTTTCCACCACAGGGTCGAGAATATCTATCCGATGGTGGCTCATTTGTAGGTTTTTTGGTTTTGTTTAGATAATAATCTGCCGATGAGTCGGTAATCAAGCAAACTGTTCCAAAATCTTGTTGCATTAGGTTGATATTTCGATCTGGATTGGGTGAAATTGCCATTTATTTTCTCTGTAAAGGTTGAACGGAACTTTTTACGGGGTTACTATCCCGTTAATCAATATAAAAACCAGTTCTTAAATAACTTTCGTCCTCAATATAGTTATAAGATTCCATATTTTTTAAATCATCATCCTTCCAAACAGGTATAGCAACACTATTACCATATCTAAAGTTTGGATTTATCCTAAAATGAACCTCAATTAAGTGATTTCCAATAAATTCACAATTAATGTATTCATAATTACCAACTAAATCATTCAAAACTTCTGGAAAATTCACATTTTGATCGATTTTTTCCCACTTTTTCCATTTATAAAGAGGATCATATGGATCCTTTGTACCTAAAACAACCAATTCAGACTTTTTATTCCTAAAATCGACGCTTATATGATTCCCATGAAAGATCTCACACCAAAATTCAGATGGATGATACTGTTCTGTGTGTTTGTAAACGAATTCTTTACGGGCATAACGACTCATTCCAAGCATATTCATGATTGGGCGAATAATATAAAAGTCGGGTTTAGGAACATAAGACCCTGTTGGTCCACATGTGTATCCCAAAACCCGACTTAAATTTAATTTATTATAGATCCACAAGTCTGAAGTATGAATCGATTCCCATTCTTCATGTGTATCTGGAAAGTGCATGGATTGCGTTAAGTATCGATACTATTTAACCTTGCCCTCTACGGGATTTTCTTTTTCCATTACGAGAAGTTGCACCAAAATGTGTATTTTGAGACTGTCCTTGGCGAGTTTTTTTCGATTTTTTCGATATACAACCCGAGTTAATTGTTCCAACGTTTGTTTTTGCCATATTTTTTCTCCGTAGAAAGATATATTATACCATAAAATTGATTATTTGCCAACGACTACGTTTATAGAACCCTTAGATATCTTAGCCATACATGGAGGACCCAATGGATCTCCAATTGCAGCAACTCTTCTTCCCTCAAAAAACACTGTTGTTGTAGTTGCCTTGACTACTCTAATATGTCCTTTTCCTGGACCTTTAAAGGCAGAATCCTCGGTCGATAATTGACTGCCAGTACAAGGTATAAGAACAGGAACAGCACAAGGAGAACATGTCTTGGGAACGGGTGGGCCCGCAAACATGTGCTGAATCATGTTTGTTACTGGAGTTATATGTGGGGTCAAAATATCTCCATCAACTAAAGGTATTAGTCCATTCACTTTAATGGTCTTAACTGCGGTTGCAGGAGTGTCATGAATGGTAGTTTGAGGTGGCCACTGAATTGTTTTTGAAATAGCTGCTAATGGCTTTGTTTTTGCCAATGGATTTTGGCCCCCAGATTCTACTGGACAACCTTTTGGGACAGGATTGCAGCATGGAGCTCCACTTCCAGGTCCTACATGACCTACAGTGGTTTCATGTATATTTGCTGGTATTGGTTTTCCCTCACCAGTACATGTTCCTGCTACTGTTCCTACAAATCTAGGCATTATCCTTCTGCTACTATTGGATTAGATAATTGTGATGGAGCTCCGGGAAGATAATTTTCAGATGCTCCAATAGTATTATTTATGTCTATTTGATTAATTGCTACCCCATTTTCATAGACTCTACCACATTTAAAATCATATGGATTGCCATATTTTTCTAACGACTGAGTAAAAATATCACCTTCTAAAGTCAAATCATGTAAAACCATTAATCTTCCGGTGATTTCATAATCATGACATCCTTCATAGACATACTGAGGTCCAAATTTAGTCTTAACACCAGATCTTGTATATCCCTCAAACAAATCCTCTGAATATGGAAGATTATAACTACCAAAAGGAATCCCATATTGAAGTCCATCCTCTTCACCATCATAATATGTTGGAAATGCATAGACTTGACACCAAGCATCTTCCATGCTTACATTTCCAGATCCATATTGACTTACTAAACTGTTATATGCAGATATCGTTGCTGCATCGGTTTGAATACAAGTTTTGCATGGACCACGATCATTAACATAATCTTTGCCTGCAATTTTCACGGCAAGGTTTATATTAATAATAGTATGTGGACGTGGATCAGGACAAAATTGACTTACCATATATTTTATATCTGCTGTAGCACAAGGCAAATTGTAAAAAGCATATTTTACTCTTGACGCAGTTGGTCCATCATATATAAATGTTCTTGCCGAATCTAGATCTCTTTCCCATAAACTATTAATATTATTTTCATGATTTTTGTCATTATTATCCATCATTTTAACTAATGATGAATAACTCTCTGATTTTAAATTTTCTTTATAGAAATTTTTTAGTGAATCACTATAGTATTTTATATTTGAAGAAGACGAATTTCTTGATATTGTGGTAGATGCGTCATCTGTAATTAATTTTATATTTGCATCATTTGATGCTGGTTTCTCCGTAGCATTTAATGAAGGCTCGGTGGTTTTTAATTCTTTATCTATTTCTGCAATTAAATTTTTTGTGGTGGTTACATCTTTTGTAATAACTGCTGCATTTTGTTGATCAATCTTCTTTGCAGTTCCTAATAACTTTTTATAATCTGACGAAAGTTCTGTATTTCGATTTGAATTTGTTGGTGGTAGAAATTGCTGAGCCCATGTTTTACTTGTTCCCATTTTTGGTGCAACATATAATTGTAAATTTTTGGTTTTTAGAACATCTTTGATACCACCTTTATATCGAGTATATGACTTTTTCTCATAATTTTTGTTTTGTATTTTTTCATAATCAGAATATGTAAAACCAGATTTAGTTACTTCGGTATATGGTATTTTTTTCGAATCAAATTCATATGCACCAGTCTCGATATTTTTTGTATAATATTTTGTCATATCATCATAATCTATATTCAAAATGGTTTGTGTATACATAGTTTTTGACATAGTTTGGAAAACTTCCGATCTCTCAAACATCATCTTAGGCCCTGAACCCTCTCTTTTTTCTACAGTTGTTGCTGGTTCTAGTTCTGTAGTTTCTGCTTTTGCAATATATGGTACGTTTACATATGGTGGTTTTGTAGATGAATATCCAGAACCACCATTAATAACTTTGACTTCAATTAGTTCCTCTCCACTAAAAACAGGAATTAATTTTGCTAATTTACCAGTTCCTCTAGATTTTGCCCATGCTAAATCTGGATCACTTCCATCTTCCAAATATTGAACATATTTTGCGTGATCAATATAAGTCGGAGGATAATCAACAGCAATTTTAATTGGTTCTATTTTTGGGTTGTTTAAATTTTTTCCAGGATTTAAAATTTGTACATTAGTGATTCTACCATTTTCTATAACTGCTTGTAATGTTGGTTTTATAACTTCAACTTCTTCTTGTGGGACATCGCCATCCACAAATGCTGTCGCATATATAATTTCTTTTCTTTGAAATTCGTATCGACCAATTAACATAGCTCGATCTACGATTCCCCATCCAGCAAGTACTTTAATATTAATTCCTGCACCAGAAATATATGTTGTATCTGCAGTAAATGAATTTGAACCCACAATAAGTTCTGCTACATGAGTATTAAATTCATCATCGGTATGCTTCAATCTTGATATAGTCCAACCATTTATAGTGTCTCCAACTTGCAGTAATTGCGATCCTTGAGAAAACTCACCATCTTGAGTTGTAGATACCATTAATGCTATACCAACTTTATTTGTAGCAGACTCATTTGGATAATACAAGTAATAAGTATTTTGACCTGTATAGGTTACTCCGTCTCCACTTTTATATCCAAAACCTCGACGAATAATTCTGATAATCTTCCAATTTGTATACCAGTTACTTCCATTTTTAACAGAAGATATTTGCATTTTAATTACAGCACCATTAGGTAAAGTGTAATCTTTAATTACGACTGTATTGTTTGCCGCCCAGACACCATTTCCTTGGGGTGATTGATAAGTAGGACCAGAAGATCCATCCCATACCTTATAGAACCCCAAAGTGCTCAATGAAGAACCAATCATTCCTGATGTTACTTGAATTGGTTCATTCACATGAAATGTAATTGCAATTCCTTTTTTAAGGGTTGATTTTACAATTGATGTAAATTGAACTTCACCCAAATATAAAAAGTTATCAGTTTTTGTTTCTTTTCTGACGTATAGATCGTATGTGGCTCCAGAAACAATGTCTATGGTATTTGAAGTAGATTCTATTCCAATAATTTGAAATTTTGAATCTGATCTTGATAAGTCATTTAAACCCATAACAGGTCTGAATGTTGCATTTAGTCTTGCCACAACAGTTGAACCACTTCTACATTCAATTTGTGTGTTATATCTATGAGATGAACTATCACTCTTAAATAGGCCGTCTGATGTTCCGAGTTCTGAATATAGCTCTGTTATTGATCCTCCAGAAGTAGTATACATTAATGTCGATGGACCTAGTTCTCTAGAGTCTTGAATTGTACTATTACCAACTGCACGAACTGTAATAGAAGAATCAAGAACTCCTCCTAGATATTGAAAAGCAATTTTTTGTGTATTTGTACCAACAGACCACACAATAGGATAAGGATCTGGGTCAGCTTGATCGGTAATTTTACCATCTTCAATTTCATAATTTACGTATGTTTCTAATGGCTTACACTCACAAGTAAAAGGGACTTTTTTAATTCCGTAATATGTGGTATACTGGTCTGAGTCATCGCCTGTATACTTTCTAGTGTACATGTAGTAGCACATAACGAAACATGGTTTTCCAACAACACCATTAGATGTTTTCCATATATAAGAAAACCAAGTGTCTGATGAAATTGGTTCAAAACTTATTTCAGAAGGATAATTATCCCAATATCTAACTTTTAGATTTGGTCTATTAGCATTTCCACCAAAACCACCATAACCATAAAACTTCTCTGGGCAAAGATCCGTTCTATTTTCCCACCAATAATTTGTTCCTAAGACTGCTCTTACTTTTCCTGCATTTGGATTCTCATAACCAGATGTTCCATATTCGACTTCAGTGTCTCCAGCAGACGGTTCGCCACTGTTAGATCCTAAAATATCATGCGTTCCCCCTAAAGTATAAGATGATTCACAAACATCATCATAATAATACATGATACGATCACGCTCCCAATCTGGAGCATTAATATCGGATTGGTCCCAGGCTGGATAAACAACTTTTGTCATTTGCACACCACATGGGTTGTTACAAATTTCTCCACTTCCATCACCTGTTGGAGTAAAATTACTACAATTACTATTTGAGCAGGGCATTATATATGTGATTAATCTTCCAAATTATTTAGATCATATTTGAAAAATTAATATTATCATGATAAAATGACACTAATGAATAGCGATAATTTGAATTTAATTTTGGATATGGTGCATGAAAAAATGTACCGTCGTAAATATAAACAGTATTAAATTCCGTTGGTATTAAATGATATTTTTTCCATTCATAATCTCCCTCAAAATTAGTCCAAGTTTGTAACGTAGGATTTAAATCTGTAAAAATATTATCATTCCCAACAAGATCTGATTTATTATATTTGTTTTCTTGATAACGATAAAATGCAGTCCCGCCACCATGATCAGATAACCAAAGATTTGCAACCATTGATGTTGCATCATAATGTGGTTTATTCGATCCGGTCATACAAGCCATACCATCCCACATAATATTTGTAGAACTAATCCATTTGATAGGATCTACATGTAGATGAATAGATTGTAAAATTTTTTGATAAGAAACTAAAATATTTCTAACTTCAATTGGTGTAAAGTTTTGTCTTGCACCAGCAGTCGTAATATAGGATGGTCCTACAAGTGCTGGATATTGCGAAAAGACTGATATGAAGTCATTTGGATACTTCAAAAAGTTTGATATTTTTAGATATTTCAAATGATCAGTCTTAATTGTTGTGATTTCTAAATTAGTATTCACTTCAGAGACTTCATATAATTCGTCCCTGATAATCATGTTAAACATTATTTTCTAACTTAATTAAACGTTCATATATTAAATCTAGATTTTCTTTTAGAGAAAGATAGGTATCAATTCCAGGTGGTTTATATTGAATTTTACCTGGAAGTATTAATGTATACTCTTCTAAATTTTTAAGTCGATCTAAAATTGTTGTTAGACATTGATTGATTGCTTCATGAGCAACTTCATTGTCTTTTGAAATATACGTCAAATCTGCATCTCTTGCAGAACGATTATTCTTCAAAAGATTTGATAAAGATGTGTCAAACATATATCTTAATTCCTTTAAGTTTTACGCGCTAGCGAACGCGGGGGATGCCTATTCTACCTTAAACATACGTACTCCACTTCCGTCGTTATCTAATTCATACTGAAGAACATCGCCTTCTAAAAGACCTAGCTCATCTATAATCTCCTGAGGGAATTCTACAATTAAATCGCCCTCTGGTGATTCTTGTAATTCTACAATAAATTTACGAGACATATTCTGTTACCTGTGTAAAGTATCCATATTTGGCACAAAGATTAGTTGCGAAATCTTTTGCCTGCTTATATGTATCAAAAAACATAATTTCATTAACTTGTAAATCATTCAGATGTTCTTCGTTTGCAACTCTTATATGTCCTTCCTCTTCACAAATTTCGTAAAGAGCTCGATACTTAGGCTCTATATTAGGATTTGGAATAGATACCTTTACATACCATTTAGTAATCATCAAATCCCCCTGAAGCATAATGTTTGCGCCACTCAGGACTATCATGTATTTTTAAAAATCTTTGTAGTGCTTCTGGTAATTCTTCATTTTCTATTTTATTTGGATTTAATCCCATATTTTCTCTGATCTCCCGATATTCATCTCTTGTTAAAAGAGTGACAGAATCATCAACATAATCAGAGCGCAAACGGGTAAAAGTTCCAAGGGCTTGCTTTTCATCTAAAGCATATACCTTTACAAATTCAATATTCTTTGTTGTTCTATTTAAATAACGAATATAATAGTTATTATTCGTAGCATAGTAAAGATCATTTTCCATTTTTTTTACCGCGAAATTTTTTTTTAGACTGGGGACCCAAAAGGGGACCCATGAATTTTATATTTAGATGCCTTTCGTAACACTTTATAGATTAGAAGGGACCCTTTTATTATATATAACGGCCGCCCCGACCGCGAAAACCCGCACCAGGACTGGGATCTGGGCACTGTTAGGTATATTTAGAGGGAGCAATTAGCTGTTCCTTGTATGCAGTGCCCGTGGCGGGATTCGAACCCGCACTGGAGCGATTTTAAGTCGCTTATCTCTGCCGTTGGATTACACGGGCAAGCACAATCAATTAGAGGCTGAGACGTCTCAGTGGCGGTCGCT